CAGACGGCACAGCCTCTAATCTCATCACGCCAATTCGCCAGTCAGCCAATGTGTCACCAGTGACTTTGACATTGACCTGGCGACCAGAAAAGCGTACAGAAGTCGGATTGGCTGCCGTGTATGGTCCAAATGTGGATTGTGTGCCAGTGGGGTAATTTCGGGTCTTGAATGACACCACAGCCTCACCCAATGTCTGCTCATCCGGGATCACCTGGCGAACCGACATGATGTTGTCGCCATTGCCCAATTGGACTGGTCCAGACTCGGCAAATACACTGGCACTGTCATAAGCAAAGCCAACTTCATGCTCGTAGATGTAGCCGTCAGTCGATACCGCCATTGGGTTTGTGAAAACACTGGCATCAGTTCCAGCAGTCCTGGCCAATGTGCCGATGTTCCAGTGATTCTCGCGGTAGTTGAAAGTCACATAAGAGTCGTTCTCATTGCTTCCACTGCTGGGGTAGTACCACCAGATTTCGCCATACTTACTGTTGTGGACAGCATAGACTTTGGATGCCTGGTTAAAGTTGATATTCCCAAAGACATAGTCCGACACATCGCTTGGCAATGGCTTGACATAGCCGTCATATATCCAAAAGCCTGCCCTAGACATCCAAATGGCAGCAGTGTCAATTGCAGCCACAGCCTGGGCCGAAATGAGGCCGCAGCCAGAGCCAGCCTTTTCAAAGCCATAAACAAATGGAGCGCCCACATACTGAGCTGTGTGGACATCCACATCAGTAAACAGTAGGTTTACACCCTTCACGCGCTTGCCAGCCAACAGTGAGCCTGGTGTGGCCAAGTCATAGTCGCCTGCCAGGTTGTCACCCGCTGGTGTCCACAGGGTATTGTTTTCCTGGTCGCACCATTGCACTTTGCGTGGGTTTCCACCAGCGCCCAGCGCCATCAAAATACGCTCAGAAGTGACAAGCAAAGCCTTATTGCTCACTGGTGCATTGGTAATTGCAGCCGCAAGTGTTGGTGTCGTGAAACCCAATTGCCACTCATACAGCTTGCCATCAGCATTGGAGCATGCCACCAAATACTCACCCCATGTGTCCATGGACCAGGTGGTAGCTGGCGCACTTGCACCATTGTCTGGCCTGGCAGTGCCATAAGCCAATGAGCCGTATGTGCTATATCCATAACCAGTGGTTGACAATGCACTGGCCGCGCCAGTTGTGAATCCGCTTGGCGTGATGTCTTTGAGTGTTCCAAGCTCGTCCATGGCATAGAGCTTGGACTGAGTGCCTGCCGCAATCCATCGATTGGCGCTGTTGTCGCGCCAGGTGATAAAGCCACGGCACAGACCAGTCATTTGACCAGCAGCGCGCTTTCGCCAGCCACCCATGGGCCGCAAAGTGTTCTCATACCAGCGCACCAGATTTGCGTCATACCAGCGCCCTGCTGACTGGTATTCAGTGCCGTTTCTATAAATGCCTGGCGGTAATTTGAGTGGTATGTACATGGCAGTATTAGGTAATGTTTGACACAAAGCTCATTGTGACAATGGCTGATGGGACTGCTGGCCTTGTGGGGCTTGTTCCAGCAGCGTAATGCTCAATGGAGACACCAACATCGCTCACACGCCACATTATCTCAAGATAGTCTGTCGAGTTCAATGAAGCAAAAAAGTTCATGGCCGCAATCACATGAGATGGATCGCCTGATGATTTTCTCGCTGGTAATCCAAACTTACTGTTTGAATTGCTGATATCAGTGCCATTTTTTCTGAACCAAACATCCACATCCTGGGTGTCATTTGTTGTGTTTTTAAATTGAATTGAAAACTGACAGTTCCAGATTCCAGCATCGGCCACAGTCAATCTCGATCCACTGGCCAATGTCACGCCATTAGAAAAGTCTGTGGTGTTGAATGTGACCGCATAGGCAGCCGTGGTGCTGGCAGCTGTTTGGTCTGTTGAATCCTGGAAAGCACCATAAGGTGCATTCATAAACTTACCGCCCCTTGGACCAAACAAAGACCCAAAAATGCTTGAGAGTTTTTTGAAGTAAATATTCAAAGAACCATTGTTTTCATTGAAATGCCTACGATCGTAAACCTCGGTCGGATAACCAAGGTTTGGTGTCGTTGGGTTTTCAAGCTGTTGTGTTTGACTGGCCATGGCTAATTATGTCAGGACAGATAGCGCGTGGTTAATATGTTTGATGCGATCATCCAGGCCAATAAACCCGCCATTGATTTTTTTGGTCATGGTCCGATAGTCCTGGGCATCCGCATACTGGTTGAGCTTGTGGGTGTCCCAAAACCACCCGGCAGTCAGCGCAGCATACTGGGGCGTGGCCACCAGCTCGGGCTGCATGATCAGGTCCACGCCAAGCGCTTTGCCTGCATGGTGGTAGTTGGCAGACCCAGTCAATTGAATGCAGCCACGGCCCTTGAAGCGCCAGCCGTCACCTGATGCCTCATCCCTGTTGCCCATCCTGTTGCTGTAAACAGTGTTGGCAATGAGCTTTGGATTCCTGGCACACATCTGGGCCTTGGCAGCGTCAAAGCGCTTTGGCCAAAGTTTCTGCAAAGCCTCGGCTTTGTAGTTCAAGTTCTCTTCCAGGATTCTGAAGTTTCCACATTCATGGCCGCACTGGCCGATAAAAGCAGCCTGCCTCAGTGGCGTTGAAATGTCAAAGCGCTGGAAAGTCTCATTGAGTGCATCCACCCACTGTGGACCAATGTGCAGCTTCTCTAGTTGTTCAGCGTTTACCATGGAGCAAATCCCTCGCTTCGTTATATGCGTCAATGCAGGCATTGAGCTGTGCTGTGTTCCTATCCCCTTGGGCCACTATTTCGGCAATGGCTTGGAGGGTTTCTCGCTCGGCATCAGGAGCTGGGTCAGCCGTTCTGTCAGATTGACTTCCTGCTTCTTTGCGATCTGCGGTGGCAGTGGCGGCAGTTGTGGGGGCTTGTGGACAACTTGGGGCGCTGATGCGCACCCGGCCAGCACGAATGGCGCGATCAAGAGCATTTTGTTTTTGATTGATGACATCTGTGGTCTCCTGTAACTTGGCAGCGTTTGCGTTTAATTTCTCATTGAGCTTTTGCTCAGTGGCCCTGGCCTCTTCATTCTTTTTGGCAATTTGGATTTGCATCTCCTTGTCCCTGTCTTCCCACCCAAAGTGATAGCCACCTCGGTAAGACCCAAACAAAGCGATGATGATGCCAATGGCAATATAGGGTAATGGGATGCCAAACATCAGTCTGCCTCCTGTCTGGCCGCAGCCAGCTGCACACGCTCATGGTCATCTTCCAAATGCTCTGGTGGCGTGTCTGGTGGTGGTCCAGGTGTCCAGGACTCATCAAGCTCTGGGTTGGTCCAGGTCGGCATCGCGCCAAAGGGCTGCGCGGGGATGCCGTTGGTGTTGGCAGTAAACCCGTGATTGTTGCTGTAACCTGGCGCTGCATAGCCGCCCATCATGGGCTGGGGCATGTACATCATGGGCTGCTGCATCATGGGCTGTGGTGGTGGCTGCATTCCAAAAGCCTTGGCCGCAGCACCTGCCGCCCGTTTGGTCATCACACCACCAATGCCGCCCACAATCAGCAGCACGATGTCGTTTAGCATCTTTGTGTATGCCTGGTCAATTGGCGCCATGCTCTTGATCGGCTGAGTGACAAATGTCACTGAGTACAAAAGTGCAATGACGATGAAGCAAAGGATCAGTGTGACAACACCAACTACAAAGCCCCAAATTCTTACCTCGAATTCTTCAGTTGTTAGTCTTTGATTCTGGCTGGACATCTGTCACCTTCTTTTCTAGGATTGGTGCGACCAGGTATTCTGGACACTGCTGAGTAAATAAGCACTTGGGCTTCTGACACTCTGGTGCGTGGAAATGGTCAGGATTCTGGCATTTGTATCGATACCGATCTTCGCAGCCAGTCAACAGTAAAAGCAGCAGTAAATATTTCATGCCATCACATCCACAGAATTAGGTTTGATCCACTGAGCCTTTTTGTGGGCCTCTTGGGCTTGTCTGTTCAAAATCTCCATCTGCTTTAGATTCTGCTGATGGATCACTCTCTGGGCCTCTTTCAGCATGTTTGCATTGACCTGGTAGAGAGTGATTTTCATATTCCAAACATTCCCAATATTTTGGCCACTATTCGGTCGCTAATATCATCTGGGAAAAATCGGAGCAGTCCAAGCACCCACCACGCGACCAACATATAAATGAACACCTTTAGCAGTTTGTCAAACTGCTTCTGATACTCGTTCATCTACCGCACCTTGCCCCCTTGCATAGCTCCATCATCTCATTGATGCCGATGAAGACCAGCAAAATCACAAATGCCGTGCCGCCAATGATCATGGCCCATTCTTGCATCTCTTCTTCTTTTTGCTTGGCCTTCTTGTCTGCGGCTTTGAGGGCGGCCATCTCCTTGGCATCATCCCTGTCCATCTCAGCCTGGCGCGCCTTGATCTTGTTCCAGACATCGATCTTGCCAGTCTGCATGAAGAGCATTTTCAGCTCTTCCTCAAAAGCTCGGGCTTGCTCTAAGGCCATCTCGATCTGGAGAGCCGCGCCCATGTTTGAGCCTTTTTTCTCCCGCTTGGCCTGGAGCATGGCCTTGGTCGCCTGGCTCTTGGCATCAAACATCTTGCCAATCATGGGGGCAAGACCGCCTATGTCATTGGCCACCTTACTGGCCTTTTTGACCATGCTAATGGCACTTTGCAGGCCATTTAGCGCGTCCATTGGATCAATGATCATTTCCTCTTCTCCCACTTGATGCAGACAACCTTGCGATTGTAGATGTCACCAGTCCATGTCCACCTAGTGCATCGGTATTCGGCAGCTGCTATTAGGACCAGAGCATAGACCATGGCAGAGAAACAATGATGACAAAAAAGCCCCAGATGATGGTGGCCGATAAAAGGGCCGCAGCGATCAGTGCCACGGCCCAGTCTTTCATAGCCCGAAAATCTTTTTGACGAATTCGGCAGCCACACCTGGTCCAAGTAAGACGGCCAAGATTGCTGCATAAAGCAGATATTCAATCTTGGTCATGCGTCTGTCGCCATCTTTCAATGTGTTGGCGATGGAGTTATATCGCTCTGCACAAATTGCCTCATGCACCGCCAGGCGCTTATCGACATCAGCGTCCATGATTACTGTAACGCTTGAATTTGCTCGGAAAGTGCTTGCAGTTGAGCAAGCAATTCTTCTTTAGTTGGCTCTGGTGTTACTTCAACAATGGGCGCAACATATTCAGGAATGGGGAAATCCCCATCCACAACATCACTAATCTCACCTTGACCAATGACAGTAAAAGGTAAGTCTGATGGGCCATCCACTCGGTAACGATCTTCAAGAACTTCAACCGATTCGTAAGGGCCAAATTTGCCAGAGGCAGTAATGATCTTTTTCATACTAATGTCACTTTTCTGAGTTGAATAGTTGTAGCCGTGTCAGATGTTGTTTGAGGCAATCCCCATACAGTTGCTTCAGATATTCCATCATTAAATGACGCAAATGGATTTGCAGCTTGTTGCAGTTTTGTGGCGTAAGTTCCATCAATAGAAACTGTAAATGGATTTAACACAGAATAGCCAGGGGCAATTTTGCCTGCTGATGTTCTTTGAATTGTTTCTACATTGCTTCCGCTTTGAGGAGGCCCAGACAATGGGCGAGTGTAGTAAGCGCTACTAAAAGCAGTTGCAGTAATTGGAGATGTACTTGTTACAGATTGAAATGTTTTTTCTCTTACAGGACTACCTGAAGAAATTCCATACTGTATATTTACACTTGAACCAGAAGCGGAATAAGCCCAAAGAATTTTTTCTGTACTTAAATAGCCAACAATGTTTCCTGGATTAGCGGGAACTTGTAATTCTGTACCAAGAGAGGCAGAGCCTGCTGTATCAGTCAACACATTTATTCTGTCTGTGCCAGATGAACCAGTCAAGATAAATGCTTTGTTAGAAAAAACTTGAATTTGTGGTGACCATGTACCAACAGTTAATGTTGTTGCCGCTGTTGAAATGCTTGCAGTAGTTCCACTAACAGAAACAACTGCGCCACGACCAGTAGTGTTTAAATAAGCCAAAACATAACGGCTACTACTTAGTTGTCCTGTGCAAATAATCGTGTCTGTTGTTGATACTGTTGCAGCAGTTCCACCAGTTAATGTTGTGCCACTAACTGAAATAGGGTAAGCATAAACAGTAGAACCACCTGTTACGCTAAAACTCATAAGCATAGAACTGCTGTGTGCATAAGAGTGATGGTAGTTGTTACTTGAGCCACCACCTGTGTAAGCAAACTCAGAGCCAACAGTAGGTGTTGAGCCTGATACTGTAATAGCTCTAAACTTTGGTGTTGTTCCTGTTACATTCCAGTAATTCAAAACATAGCTTGACCCAACAGTTACTAGACGTGTGTTGGGTACGACTAAACTGCTGTTTGCAGACAAAGTTGTTGCAACAGGAGTGCCAACAGTTATAGTGCTTCCGCTAACAGTTAAAACCACAGTTTCAAGTGCCGAAGTACTTGGAACTAAAGAACAAACCAAAACCGAAGTTGAAGAAACAGAAGCTAACGCAATGCTGTTACGACTGTTTAAACTAGTAGTTCTGACAAGAACAGGCGTTCCAAAAGTGTTGGTGCTTGTGTTAAAAACTACAGCATGGGCAGAAGTAGTGCCATGAACAATCATTAACTCGCTAGTTCCATCCAAAGAAACAGCTTGCAAATTAACTGCGCTTGAACTTATTGCGCTTGATAAGGTCAAGAAAAAGTCTGTGTAAGACAAGTCAGTACCAAATGCGCCACCTGATACATTTGAAGCGATTGTGATTTCACCCGCAGCATTGGTAATAGATATTCCAGTACCCGCAGTCAATGTTGCTTTATTAAGCGTATTTCCACTCGAATTTCCAATTAACAATTGACCATCTGTATAAGATGTTTGACCAGTACCACCATTTGCAACAGCAAGTGTCCCAGCCAGGGTAATTGTTCCTGATGCCGTAACTGGACCTCCAGAAGTTGTCAAACCAGTTGTGCCGCCAGACACATCAACACTGGTCACTGATCCAGCTCCTGGGCCAGTAAATGCGATCTCAATTGATCCAGCGCCTGGCGTAATAGTCACGCCAGAGCCAGCAGTCAATGATGCCTTGGTCAATGTGTTGCCAGTGCTGTTACCAATCAGCAATTGGCCATTGGTAAAACTTGTCTGGCCCGTGCCGCCATTGGCCACCGCCAGTGTCCCCGTCACGCCAGTGGCCAAATCCACTCCAGAGGCCGATCCTGTTCCACCATTTGCCACTGGCAGAACACCAGTAACACCAGTTGATAAAGGCAAACCCGTTGCATTGGTCAGCACGGCAGCCGATGGCGTGCCAAGAGCTGGCGTCACCAAAGTTGGTGAATTGGTAAACACCAAATTGCCCGTGCCTGTTTCATCAGTCACAGCAGCTGCCAGATTGGCTGATGATGGCGTTGCCAGGAATGTCGCGACTCCAGCTCCCAATCCACTTACACCAGTCGAAATTGGCAGGCCCGTTGCATTGGTCAAGACAGCAGCTGATGGTGTGCCAAGAGCTGGTGTCACCAGTGTTGGACTGTTTGACAACACATTGTTGCCAGTGCCAGTGCTTGTGCCGACACCAGTGCCACCCTTTGTGACCTTCAATAATGGACCAGCATCAAACAATGCATCAATAGTGTCCAGGTCGGTATTGATCTTTGTCCCCCAGGTGTCGGTAGATGCACCGACTTCTGGTTTTGTCAGCAATAGGTTTGTGGTTGTGGTATCTGCCATTTTCTAATCCTTAGCCAAAAGTTTTTGCGCGAGTCAACAAACCCCCACCAGAAGTAGAGCCTCGATCATCGGCCACTTGCAAATCATTCAAAGCACGCTCATACAGCGTTGCCCATGTCTGAATTCTCGCATCATCTTGAAGATATGGAGCAGCCTGGAGTAGACTTCCATACAGATAAATGTCAGGGCTTGATGTCAAAAGAAAATTGGTCGCAACACTTCCAGACAATTTGTTCAAATTTGCAAAGTAAACAATTTCAGCCGTGTATGTCGCATCTGGCGTTGGCACAAATCTAAATTCAGAGCCGACCACACCAAAAAATTTTGGCCTGCCACTGCCTGTGAATTTTGTCGATTCCTGGTCCAAGGCATCCATTGTCATAAAAGACAATGGCGTGTCTGGATTTGTGCTGGTTAACTTAAATGCTTTGACTTCTAGAAAGTCACTTGGTGTTGATTCAAAAACAGAATCAATTGACAAAGTTGTCCTGGTCAACATTTGCCTGGTGCGCAGTGTTCTTTCGATTTGCGCTTCGGCCAGTGAGATAAAGTCTGGAATGACAGCAGTCAGATCAGATCGATTAAGCCAGTCACCAATTGATGTCTTTAGTTCTGCATAAGTTGTCAGTGCCATTATTGGGCCTCTTTTTCCATTTCCTCTTTCACAATCCAGGTGTGGTCATGGCGAAACTCAAATGTGCCAATGTGGCCAATTTCCTTTGAGACATCATGGTCGATGTAGATTTTGTAACCCAGCTCTTGAGCTTTCTTACAAAAGAAAACATCCTCTCCCATGTAGCCCCGTGTTGTTTGCCACGGCATATCAAACCATGGCTCACTCATGCCCTCAAACACCTCGCGCTTGATCAGCATTATGCCTGTTCCAATGCTTCCCACCTCTTCCAGTCCAGTCGATTCTGGCATCGTATAGATGGGGATTCGCTTGCCATTTTCGTCATAGTTCTGAGCTGTCGGACCAGTTGGCATTCTGCGTCTTGCGCAGTTGGCGGCCACGATTGGCTTGTCATGGGCCAGAAGTCTGCCGACCATATCCTGGGGAAATGTCATGTCAGAGTCGATGAAGAGAATGTGGGTGCAGCCCTCTCTCATGGCATCCAGGCAAAGGTCAGCCCTTTGGTTTTGGATGATCGTGCCTTGCATCAATTTCAGACTGATTGCGTCTGTTGTGTTGAGTGTGTGATACGCGACTAAATTCACCATACAGTAGGTGTAATTGGTGTGGACTTGATCACGGGCAGGGGTGCATACAGCAATGTAGTTCATACTTTTCCAGGTCGAGTCCTAAAGAATTGATTTTCGCTATCGTTTAACCAGCGCTTCATGTACTCCTGGTCATCAATCTTGCCTTCGGCTTTCATTTTGTAATAAAGCGCTTCTGGGATGGATGCGACCAAGTGCCATTCACCCTTCCAGGTGGCTTTCTCATCCACAGCGTTGTAGATGGCTTTGTTGGCCTCAATGACATCGGTCACATCTTGTTGTGTTTGGATGGTGACTTCATCGTTGTCAGTGTTGTAGTGCCAGGTGCGTGTGATGCCCTGCTGGGCATTTACATCAAATAATTTTTTTTCAATCATGTTAAAAAAAGGGCCAAGTTTCCCTGGCCCTTTCCATTGCTTCCGATTAAGAAGTGATCAAGTCAGCGGCCAAGCCGTGGGCGTTTTCAGCCAACACTTTGTGACCCCACTCAACGATCAGCATACGCTTTTCAGCGTCACCAGTCTTGGCCAATTCAACTTGCTGGTAAGGACGCAGCACAGTCATCTTGGCGTAGTCAGGATCGATCACCCATGCATCACGCTCGCGTTGGAAGCGGTTGGCAATAACTTGGACATTGCCGAAATCTGAAACGTAGATGTCAACAGCGCCAACCAAAGTGGCAGGCTTTGCACCGCCATCAATGTTGAAACGGCTGGAAGCGATACCAGAGAAGCCTGACACGCGCTGTTTGTTAACAGGACCGCACATCAAAATCTTAGGTGTACCACCAGCTGTCCACACTT